TAAAGCAGATCGCCTGGGTAAGTACCTTCAGTTCAACGCGACAACTGGTAATCCAGAAGCAGGCCCAGACAGCACAGATGTTACAACCCTGGCTGATATTGCTACTGATATTGCTACGCTTGCTGATATTGAAGATGGTACTGAAGGTACTGATACAATCCAGACTGTTGCTGGTATTAGCGGCAACGTGACCACTGTTGCTGGGATTAGTTCCAATGTGACTGCTGTTGCTGGTAACGCAAGTAACATTAATATAGTGGCAGCAGATGGTACCGATATTGGTACAGTTTCAACCAATATCGCCAATGTCAATACAGTAGCTGGAATAAGCGCTAACGTAACAAGTGTCGTTAATAATGCTACGAACATTAATGCAGTAGCCGCTGACGAAACCGATATTGGTACAGTCGCCACAAACATTGCCAACGTCAATACAGTAGCAGGGATAAACGCCAATGTAACAAGTGTCGCTGGTAACGCTACAAACATTAATACAGTGGCTGCTGACGGCACTGATATTGGCACTGTTTCAGCAAGTATCGCTGACGTAAACACTTGCGCTAGTAACATTACTGCTATCCAGGACGCGCCAGATGAGGCTTCTGCTGCGGCTGCAAGCGCTGCTGCTGCATTGGTAAGCGAAAACAACGCCTCAACATCTGCTTCAACTGCTAGTACAGCAGCAACTGATGCACAGACAGCTCAGACAGCAGCAGAGTTAGCAGAGACTAACGCAGGTAACAGCGAAACTGCTGCAAGTAATAGTGCTTCTGCTGCTGACGCGGCTAAAGATGCGGCCCTGGCAGCGCTTGATAGTTTTGATGACAGGTACTTAGGAACGAAAACCTCTGATCCAACTCTTGATAATGACGGGAATGCTTTAGTAGCTGGGGCTTTATACTTCAATACTACTGATAATGTAATGAAAGTATATGAAGGATCGTCATGGGTGGCGGCGTATGCCTCACTATCTGGTGCTTTACTTACTGCTAACAACCTATCTGACTTGGCAAGCGCATCTGCGGCTCGCACCAATCTCGGCTTGGGTACCGCTGCTACAACTGCTGCAACTGACTATTTACAAAACCTTGTGGAAGATACTACCCCACAGTTAGGTGGTGATTTAGACACTAACGGCAATGATGTTAACTTTGGTGATGGCGACAAAGCTCTCTTTGGTGCTGGTAATGACTTGCAGATTTATCACGATGGTAGTCACAGTATTATTCTTGATAATGGCACTGGCGACCTCTATATACGAGCATCTGATAACTTTAATTTGCAGGTTGGAAATGGGGCTGGTGGTTGGCAAGATGCTATAAGGACTTATGACGCCAATCGTGTGGATATTTCTTATGCTGGTTCAGTAAAACTAGCCACAACAGCAACAGGCGTAGATGTAACAGGTACTGTAACTGCTGATGGTTTGACTGTTAGTAACACAGGTGAATCCTCTATTTTAATTAATGCTGACACCAACAATGATGCTGGTGAAGAAAGTGGTTTTCTAGAAATTAGAACAGATAATGAAGCGGTTCGCCATAGAGTAGAAGGTGCAGGTTCTGGTAATAATTTAGAAATAATTGCAGGATCTACAGGAACAACAACTGCTGGTATTGTCTCAAATATAATATTCAAGACAAAAGATACTGGTGCTTCAGCTACAGAACGTATGCGTATCGACCCTACTGGCAACGTTGGTATTGGTACGACTTCACCTTCTACCGCATTAGAGGTTAATGGTACCATTACTGCAACAACAGTAGATCTGGGTGACTGGACAATAACCGAATCAGCGGGTGTGTTGTACTTTGCAACTAGCGGCACCAACAAAATGAAGTTAGACGCTTCTGGCAATCTAACAGTGACTGGTGACGTAACAGCTTACGGAACAATCTAATGGCATTACCAGGCTCAGGGGCATTATCCCTAGACGATATTCAAACCGAGTTTGGTGGAACAAACCCGATTGGTTTATCCGAGTATTACAGCGCTGCTGCTGGAGTTCCGGCGAGTGGTGAAATATCAATCGCTGATTTTTACGGCACATCAGCGCGAGTGGTTATACCGATTGCGGTAACAAACGCGACTAACTACGTTATCTATGATAATCGCGGGCCAACTTATGATGCAGGCAAGTCTGATATAACGCTGACTATTAGTGGCAACATAGGTTCAACTACCACAGCCACTGCTGCATTAAGGACAGGTACCTTCGCATCGGGCGACACAGTAACTATTGTGAATAACGGATCTATCCGAGCATTTGGTGGTGGCGGTGGCCCAGGTGGTTCATCGACTTCTGGCGCGCCTGGCGGCGCTGGTGGCCATGCTATTGATTTAGGTTTCCCAACCACAGTAACAAACAACAGCCTTATACAAGGCGGCGGCGGAGGCGGCGGTGGTGGTGGTGTTTTGGCAGGAATTAGTCCAGCCCCTAAAGGCCCAGGCACGCCCTATGCTTATGGAGGCGGCGGAGGCGGCGGTGGCTCTGGTGTAGGTCTTGGTGGTGCTGGAGGTGTCCGTCCAACAGGTAATGGCGCTCCTGGCGCAACGGGTGGAGCTGATACTGGCGGTGCTGGCGGTGCTTCAACTGCTGGTGATGGTGGAGCAGGCGGCAATCGTGGGGTAGCTGGCGCGGCTGGTGTTTCAGCTACATACGCTGGTGGTTCTGGTGGTGCTGCGGGTAAATCTGTTGTACCTAATGGCAATACACTGTCACTAACAAACAATGGTTCAATTTTCGGAGCAACAACGTGATCTTATTTAGAGCGTTTATTAAAAATAAAGAAGTTATCAACCGAGTCTATTGGGGTGATGGCCCAGACGATACGGGCTTTGATGATAAGAAGGCAGCTATTGACGCGGCTTTTCCTGGTCTAACTTATCCCTGGCCAGTGTTTGTTTACGGCGAAGATATGACAGGTAATGTTGTTACGATTCATTCATGCAGCGTTAGCCATGATAATCCGCTAAAGTCTAAACTCGAATACGATCTGATGATTGACCAAGATTTTATCCGATACATATACGACTTAGACACGAACACTAAATCATACGAATTGTTCTACAAGAGTTACGGCGCTTACACAATGCAGCCACTAGGCGAGGGCCTTACTGTATATCGTATCTCAGATATGTTTGATGCCGACTTTAACAATCTTGGGAAGCAGTCTTGCTACGTGCAAGGCAGCAACCAGGATGTATTTGCCTGGGCAGAAAGCCTAAAGCCTGGTATTGATATGCCAATATCGGTGGATAAGAAACTTCACCCAGATGATAGCTATCGTTTTGAGTTTAATTCAGACAGGGAATTGGTTTCAGTTACACTGTTCGCGCACTTAGATCGCACGATGGTATGGAATGCTGCTGGTACTGATACTTATGTTGAGTATACTGCTGACTACGCTGATGAGCTGACTAACTTATCTGACACCGAGATCGTTGTGCCACGTTATGATGAATTTGGAAATAGAATAGCAAGCGATCCAACCATATAAACAGACTTACGGGGGTAATATGTCTGACTTCAAGTATGCCACGCTTGAGAATCTTGTTGATTCTAATGTAGTGGAAGCGCTCACTAATACATTGTTTGCTTTGCACGAAGATGGAAAGTCTAGTAACAGTGTATTGCAGGACGCTCATGTTCCAGGTTCGGATTCGTTTTACTTTAATGAGACTTGCACCAACCCATTAGTTATGGAGGTACAGGCAAAGATTAAAGAGCGCGCAGAATTAATCTTAGGCAAGAGCCTATTCCCAACGTATGTGTTTGCCAGGATATACCGCAAGGGCAGCGAGCTATCGAAGCATTACGACAGAGTGGAGACTGAATACTCAGTCACGCTAACCCTGGGAAGTTCTGATAAAAACGTTTGGCCGATACATTTTAAACATAGAGATGCTGAAGATATTAAATCGGTAGATATGTTGGAAGGTGATGCGGTCTTATATAAGGGGCAAGAGCTAGAGCATTGGCGTGAGCCGCTATCAGATGATTATCATTGCCAGATGTTCTTTCATTATGTTGATGATAATGGCCCGTATAAGCAGCACGCTCAAGCAGAGAAGTATAAAACTCCCGAAATATCAAACGAAGTATATGCCTGGTGTTTTCAGGGTGATGAAGGAATCCTTGATAGCGTTTGCGATCTGTATGTGAATCAACTAAAAGACTTACCACTTGAAGATGCAACTGTTGGTTTTGATGGATCGGGCAAAGTAAACGATGAAGTTCGCAAGGTTAAAAAGCGCAGCCTATCATGCTTCTCTGGCGTGTCGTCATACCTGGTTAGCGCAGCGCAGAATGCTAACATGCAAATCTGGAAGTATGATCTTGATGCGTGCAGCCAATCCGAGTACTTACAGTATGCTGTCGATAATAAATATGATACGCACGCTGATTACACGTTTTTAACGAATCGCCGCGAGCTTAATGTTCGCAAGCTAACTGCTATCTCAGTTCTTAATGACGAGTTTGAAGGCGGTCAGTTCTATATTATCCAAGAAGATGGCACGCCCTGGTACCCGCCGCAGGGTAAAGGCGATGTGATAGTGTTCCCAAGTTATCTATTACATGGCGTAACGCCAGTAACATCAGGCACTAGGCACGCAGTAGTGGCTTGGATAAACGGGCCGGACTTCAAGTGAAGCAATGCGGCATAGGTTCTAGTCACGTTATTACCAGGCTGGGCCATTATATGCTGAAGCGCTGGGGCGTATGGTCGCCCTGGGCCACCATTCTAGTGTCAAAAATATACCCAGTAGATCAGATATATCACAATCACGAGGGTGATTTTGTGTCGTTTTTGCTATGGGGTAGGTACTGGGAGGAGGTTCACGAGGGCAACAATAAGTTTATTCGTAGATCAAATTGGTTTAATATTGTACAATCTGGCCAATATCATAGAGTGCATTGTGATAAACCAGTATGGACATTGCTAATTATGGGGCCGAGAAAACAAGAAGTTACGGCTAAGATTAAAGGTAAAGTCTATCCATACACTAAAGTAACTAAGCGGTACCGCTAATGAGTGATGATAATAGATACTTGACTGAAGCAGATATTGAGATGCTCGCAGAGAAGGCAGCAGATCGCGCCCTTGAAAAGGTCTATGCTGACCTGGGTAAGTCTGTTGCTAAAAAGATATTTTGGTTTATCGGTGTAGCGGCTATCGGTGTTGCTATCTGGTTATCAGGTAATGGTGGCACGATCCCCAAAGTATGAAAGACAAACGTCTAATCAGGCTCAACGTATCAGGCTTCAACAAGCCTAAGCGAACGCCAAGCCATCCCACAAAAAGTCACGTTGTTGTAGCTAAATCTGGCGACCAAGTTAAGACGATCCGTTTTGGGCAACAAGGTGTAAGCGGCGACAAAAAGAACACAGCTCGATCAAGATCATTCAAAGCAAGGCATGGCAAGAATATAGCAAAGGGCAAAATGAGCGCAGCTTATTGGGCCAATAAAGAGAAGTGGTAATCCAACTAACTTACTGGGAGTAAGCAATGGGTGACAATTCACGTATAAGTCTTGAGACAGCACAGAAAATAGCAGCAGCCTGGCATATTTCTACCTCACTTGGTGAGGCTATGGAGATTGCTGGGATTAAATCTAAGGATCGCAGGGCGCATCAGCGTTACAGGCGGCGAACAGAGGAGCTTCTTGGTATTGTGTTGACTGCGCACAATCCAAATAAATCCCAATTCTCAAAATTATTTTTACCGCAATCTGTAAGACAACTAGATTTTAAAAAGAAGTCTATCGTAGTTAGTTTTAGTGATTGTCATTGGTGGCCCAATCAAGGGGTGACTGATGCCCATAAGATTCTGCTCAAATTAATCAAAGACATAAAGCCGGATGCCGTTGGGTGTCGTGGAGATATGATGGATGGTGCTGCTTTATCCAGGCACCCAAGAGCGCCTTATTCTCAATTACCTAGCACTGAAGATGAGGTGGTGCAGACTATTGAGTTTATGGATGAGATCTCGCACGAGGCTACTAAGGCAAAGCGCAATGTTGATCTTGACTTGAATGTTGGAAACCATGAGCGAATCGAGGTTGCTGCGGCCCAGATGTACGGCACTACTGAAGATGAGGTGCTGGCCGGAATCTTAGCGAGTGTCGGCGAGAAGGATAAAACAGCGGTAGAGCTAATGTTGCCAGACTGGAATATCAGCACCAGCACAGTTATCAACGGCATATTTATGTGGAAGCATAAGCCGCATCGATCAGGCATAAACGCTAGGCACAACTCCCCGTTAAACGCTGGCATCAGCACAGGTAATGGCCATACTCACAGATTGGGTGTTACTTATGTAAGTGATTTTAACGGCACGCGGCATGGTGTAGAATGCGGCACGCTGGCTAACCCATACTCAGAGCAGTTTAACTACTGTGAAGATGGATTTAGAAACTGGCAATCAGGCTTTGTTGTTCAAGTGTTCGATGGTGATATGTGTGAATCAATCCCAGTTCACGTTTACAAGGGCCGAGCAATGTTTAATGGAAAGGTATATAAGGCATGAAGGAATTAGAAACAAGCTGTTGTAGCTGGGTGTTTGGCGGTTTAATCATAGCAATGTGCGTTGGGATATTTGCACTAGCTCTTAATCTGTTTTGAAACACCTACACTTAGTAGGGTTTTTATTGGTGATGATTGCGTGTGGTACTTCACGCGCAGTCGATACAGTAACATCTAGCACAGTAACCTCTACTAACAGCAGCACTGTATCAAGTAGCAGCAATACAGTCGGCACAACCACAGTAGACCGCACTGTAAATTCAGCTCACGCTCCCAGTATAAATATAAACAACTCCGATGTTTGCACGAATGCAGCCAGTGCTGCGATACAGACGCAGGTGCTTGGCTTTGCGGCAGGCAGCGCTATTCGAGATATCAACTGCGAAAACCTAAAGTTATCCAGGGAATTGTACCGAGTAGGAATGAAGGTTGCCGCAGTATCTTTGCTATGCAATAACGATTACCGAGTGTTTGATGCTATGTGGCACGCGGGTACACCATGCCCGTATGAAGGTATGATCGGCGATGATGCGCGATTAGCTTGGCAGAATAACTTATCAGCAGTTCCCCCTGGTTCTTTGCTTGAGGTTTCAGATGAACAAAGTGTATCCGGCAAGCCTTTTGGGGCTATGTCTAGCTACTACAATATGCGCTGAAGAATCTGGTAATTTAATTCAACCGGATAAATGGGTTCTTGATGGCGATGTTTGGATGCAAGAGTCGATTGGCGGTAAAGACTATGAGTCTGACTTTAACATTAGGTTTGGTGCCGAAGGCGGCACAGCTACGCAAGATCTAGATTTT